ATGCAAATGAAGAGTACAAGAGACCAGCAATGGCTAGCACAATTATTGAATGTAAACATCGGTGCACAGTTCTTTGTGAGTGTGCTACCAATCTATAGAAAAACAGATGGTGATTTTAAACAGATGGCCAGGATTCAAAATGCTTTTGACCACTGGATTGAGGACACTCACAGTTACTACGTTCAACGCAAAGGTAACACGTACCTGAGGCTGCGTTCATGAATAACGACGTGAAAATAATCATGGAACGCATCAACAAGCTGTTCAAACGTGCTCCGCACACGCTATACCACATTCAATGTACGAAAAATATATACGATGAGCAGTTCAATTTTTTCTTCATCATTCAACCTAAGGGGCGTCGACAACATTCAATCCCCCTGCACACGATTGATCAGTACACACTTGAGTATTTGCAGCTAGTTATTAAGTTATTGCGCAAGCAGACACAGCTAAGCATTGAGTACATCGGATTTACCGAAAAGGATTACTGGCCTAATAGCTTCGACGTAATTCAAAAGAAAAAACGTTGGGACGAGTAATCTTATATAAATTCCGTATGTAATAGTTGGAGGTAGAAAGATTGAATTTTATGTTGAAGGATCCATATTGATTGTTGTCATTGGCGATTATGTATTTGAAATTGCATATTAAAAACCGCTACCTTAATTGGCGGCGGTTTTATTTTTTCTTGGATCGGGTTCTCCTGTTGCTGATTCCATGCCTTCAACTGTCACAACAATCTGGCGGTTATCAAACAATCGATATGAGCCCTTAGGCCATTTTTTGGGAGATTGGCGAATACTGTTGCGCACGTACGCTTCGTTTTTTCCCCAAATCACAGCAGCTTCCTTAGCCCCTAAATAGTCATTACTGTCTAAATTTATTCTAGCCATAGTCTCCACCTACTTTACAAAGTCTAATATGATGTTAATCACGTTTAACACAATTAGAACAATTAATAGCACGTTGGTTTTACTCATCTGTTTCATTTTATTATCTCCCTTGTTATAATGACGGTACAACAAAGCAAGGGCTTTCGCCCTTACCTTTTACTTTTAGAGTTTGAACAGCTTTTTGATTAGCTCAATTATTTGAAGAATGATTAGGACATTCATTAAATGTTGAGTTAGCTTTTGTTCAGGCTCTTTTTTCTTTTTCTTTGCCACTGTCTTACCTCCCTTCCATGTATATAATATAACACGTAAGCGAACTATAATCAACACTTATACGAACTTTTTCGTATTTAATTCCACAAAAAAAGCCCTCACTCCAAACGGAATGAGGGCTTTTTTCATCAATAAATCTATAGCATGGTTATTTAATTTTAGTAGTAAATCGTCTGCCCAACTCGCATTCCGGAGTATTGGTTTGCCCCGTTCTTGCTCATTAAATAGGTCCAGCTAACACCTAGTTGCTGTGCAACTAACCAGTAGCTGTCGCCTGGTTCTGCGTAAACAACACGTTGCGCTGATGTTGCTTGTTGCGATTGACCACCATTAACTCGCAGTTGCTGACCAACCATAATGAAGTTAGCATTCTGGATCCCGTTGGCACTCTGTAAAGCCCATACACTAGTGTTGAACTTAGCAGCAATCGCACTCAATGAATCACCGTACTGCACGGTGTAAACGTTACTTGCTTGTGGTGATGCAGGCTGCGCTTGGTTAGTCGCTAAGATTTCAACGTCGGAGCGATCAATCCAACTCAAAATGCCGTCTAACAAGACACGGTTACCTGAAGTTTGGATAACCTTGTAGCTGTTACCCTTAACCCAGTTAGGAATGGCTTGTCCTGTAGCCCAACGAGTAGCGCCGAAGTTCACCTTAACCGTGAAATCATTAGTGATAGCTTTCTTTGGCGTGTCGTCCGCCTGCTTACCAGCCTCAACCGCAGGCGTATTCGTCTTCGGATTATCATGCTTCGTGTAGCCATTATCAGTAATACCCGTTAAATCAATATTGCCATCTAAACCACCCGCTACATACGTACTTGAGAACTGAAATAAGCCAATGTTATTCCAGCTTGGGAAGTAGTTAAAGTTTGGATATGGAGTAACCCCATAGTTAGGGTACTCCGCTAACCACAAAACATACTTCGATGACAAGTACACCAAGTCGGTGTTGGTCTGTAGAAAATTCTTGTATCCATAAAGAACTGGCGTGTAGCCAGCATTCTTAATCCGTTGCAATGAGTGATCAATTACAGCCGTATTCTGTGCCCCTGCTTCAACGTCTAAAGCAACAATAGAACCTTTGGGCGTCTGCACACGTGGCAAGAAGTAATCAAGCATTCGGTCAGCTTCTGCATACGTCACCACACCTTGATCCCAGATATAGGTATGCATTCGCAACCCTTGAGCAATACCCGTTGATACTTGGCTAGAATAGGTATCTTGGTCATAGATTGCCCCATTGACATCCCCGCCCATCTGACTGATTGAGAACTTGTCAGATGCATAGCCTTTAACTGCTGTGTAACCTTGATAGCGGCTTAGGTCAGTACCTTGATCACCTTTAGCAGCTAACGCCGATACAGGAAATGATGCCAAAATAAAAACAGCCATAAAGGCTGCCAGAAATTTTGACAGTTTATTTTTTTTCATGCTATTTTCCTTTCTTAAATACGTTTGGATAGTCGATTAGGTTTCCATCATCATCCTTTAGTTTATTAAGATAGGTGCGCCATTTTCTTGGGAATGGCAATCCCATTTGGCACCAATTCTCAACACAACTGTTTCCGTATTGAATGATTCCAAAGACGATAAAAATGCTTGCGTAATTACCCATTCCAGCAATATCTGCAAAGAAAAAGCCAAACAACGTAGTCACTAACATCGTTAGATGCTTGACCAGTCCTCTGGTTCCCGCGGTACTATCCATCTTCTTTGTTAGGAGTCCTTTTACGGTTCCTAACCCCACATCTGCAACCATGACCGCTAAAAAAAGATGGAGCATATACATCTGCTCCATCTTCTGCAATTCATTCCAGATTAACATATGGGTCATCTGTGGACCGATCACATGTTTTTCCCTCTTTCTATCAGTAATTACTAAAGCTTATCAAGCTGATCATCAACGATTGCTAAGCGTTGATATACAGCCTTTCGAATCTGTGCTAAATCAGTTATTCCCTTAGACGGAATTGCTGGCCAACGAGTCGTATCCAGTTCATAATTTTCCTGCCCGACTCGATTAATGCGCTCATTGAAAATCCCAATGATATGACTCGCACTCAACACAGTAGAACGTAGTTCAGCATAACGTTGCTTAAGTAAATCCTTATTATTACGAAGTGTTTTAACGAAAAGTTGGTTGTCGTTCATATTCCACAAGTTGCTACTCAAATCGATCAACTCGGCTCCATCCCACTTCAGCCCCCAAGCTGTGTCGAGATCGTATGCAATTGCGGACCACTTCTTGCCGTTCCAGGTTGAATATAATACGTTCTTGTCGAGCGAATCGACACCCAAAATCACATTAGCGAAAATAGCGTAATCAATGATTGAATTAACATCCAGATGATCATCTTGCTGTGCAACAAAATCTGCATCACTCACATTTTTGACCCATGTTAAAAGTTGCTTAACATTATCTGCCGTGAGTGTAGTTAAATCATCGGGATACTCAAGGTTAAAATCAGTTCCATCGAGCTTGGCCACGTCTGATTTAAATGAGATCGCGTCACCTCTCATCTCGCCGCTAATAACAACCTGATTGCCTTTATCGTCATCCATGCCGAATAGTCCATCCGACTTCTTCGTATTGAACGTATAGAGACCATAGATTTCACCATTTAAAATTACGACTACAGGCTCACCTTTAACTTCGCCGAAGTTATCTGTGTCTAATAGATCTGTTACATTCTTACGATTAGCAGTCACCTCTGCAAAAAGTTGAGCATTAACTAGATTACGCATCTGCGTTGCATCAATCCAGTTAGCCTTAAGGTTGAACCCACTATCGGATTTCCAGCCAGCGAAAGGTTTGATTTTTAGCTTGTTAACCATTCCAGAATTAGAATACAGCTTAAGTTTGTAGTTCTTTTTCGCATAGTTAATCGAGCTATCGCCCTGCCAGCCAACCTTCGCATAACCAGTCAATTCACGACTATGGTCTTTTAATCTAAAGTTCATTGCGACAGATTTGTCCTTGCTCATTCCTGTCACATCACCGTCAAGAAAGACGAGTGGTAATCGTGATTTATTGGCTAGTTGTTCCAGATTGCTTTGTTGATATCGCTGAGTGACAGTGAACCCAGTCATATACATAACTAAATCCGTGATGCCCTTTGCCACGACTAATAAATCTACGTGGTGTGAATTAGAAGAATAAGGTAATAACTGTTCAGAATTAAGGCTTGCCTTTAATCTGTATTCGACGTTCGCAGTCACTGCTTGGTTAGCAATTAATTTAACCGTATTCAGCACCTTATCTGATGCATCCTTGATTAGAGCCAACAACGTAACACTCGCATTCTGCTTAATATATAGATTAGTGGCGATGTCCATTGTGAACCAACGTCTGTAGTCGTGATCGTTCATCAGATCAATTCGAGTACTAATCCCTTTATCACCGACAGTATCATCGCTATTGGTTGCTACAACCCAGTTCTTGTTATTGAATTGCGGGCGATACTCAGTCTTAACCAATCCAACACCGTAGTATGGCGTGTTGCTATAACTAACCAAGTCAGGATTCTGTACATAATTAGCCGATTTACTTTCAGAAAAGTCGATTAATGCGTCATCACGTTTAGCCAAAATCGCATCAGTCACTAATAGATCAACGTTGTCTGTCCTCTCAGACATGAACACAACTTCTGCGCTAACAATCTGTGTTAAATCTAAGCTTTGTGAAAATGGGCTCTGAACCACCAGCTTAAGGCGAGTATCCTTATTAGCTCGGAGGCTAAAGTGTGTTCCCATTGGTTTATTAATTAGAATTCTACCGTCAGATGCTAAGTAATGAACTGTTGCCTGAACAGTCGTATCCGTCGTAGATGCGATTAGTGGCCGTAAGTTTAGATCACAGTACTTCATGAAATCGTTGTTACCTGATAACGAATAAGGAATTTTGAAACCCTTATATGCCGTCGTGTTATCTGTCCCAACCACTTCAAACCAATTGCGCCCATGCCAGTTAAACTTTTGATAACTATTAACGTTTGAATTCTTGACATATGGACTGTTACCAGCCTCCATCAGATCTGCGTTATTTAATAAATTAGACCGATACGTATTCGCCAATAAATCCTTTTGATTGAAATAGATATTTTCAATCATCATATTTGCTAACCCGAAATCGACATTATCTGGGCGTTCGGAATAAACAATCACGTCAACGTGATCGACTTGGTTAACGTTAGTGACCAGGTTAAGTGGCTTGGCAATTTTCGTGTGGTACTTAAAATCGGCTTTAGCGTCCACAACTTGTCCGCTAAAGTTGGTCAAATTAGCCAGGATCTGACCATTAGCATCACAATAATGTGTGGTCATTGTGATTGGCATCTTAACGCTCGTCCTGTTACGAACAACGAAGTGAACATCTGCGTCATAATATAAGCGATAACTGAATTCACTATTGGCTGGATAAGTAGCAGCAAATCCCTTATAAGTGCTGGTATCATCTGTTCCTTGAGCAATCATCCAGTTGAGTCCATCAACATCATCTTGTCGTGAGAGCTTCGTCTGCGCTGTATTCGCTCTATATGGACCAAATGAATTGTCCGAATCGTTTAGATCTGCGTTATGAAGGTAATTGCCATTTTGAATCGCTAACGAAACTAGGTTAGCTTTTTCAACATCTGACAATTCCTTGCCACTATAAACGCCTAAGTCATACCATGCGCTGTCTTTCCACCACGCAAGATGAATTGAATCTCCTGAAGTGAAAGCGTATAGACCATCTGAACCATTCGGTAGTGCCGCGTTAAGCGCTGCTAATGAGTCATAGTAACCTTTTGGTTTACCATCCGTAATCGTTTTAACGATTGCCTCGAAACGACCATCAATTGTGTTGTTCTGATCACTCACAGCTTGATTAAACTGCTGCCGCGTAACCACATCCCCTGCATCAATCTGTGTCTGAATCGCGCCTAAGCGTTCACTAATTGTTTTTACCTGAGCTAATGATTGATCAGTCATATCATTAACATGAGTCAATAGGTCATTTACCTGACTGCGAATATCTCCAAGTTCTTTGTTTGCACTAGCCTCAAGACTAGCAATTAATTTATCAATATCAGAAACGAATGGTTCATCATCCACACCAAACTCAACGTTATTTTCAAGCACATTAAAGCTAACGTTGAGTGAGCTAACTAGCTCACCATCCTTTTCAATCCGAAACCACGCTTCTTGATACTCGCCTGCTGCTCGAAACATTGGTGCCGGCATCGTGAACGAGATGCGGCCTGCTTGAATCGCTGGCCCAACTACATCTTGCGTCGCAATCTTGGCAACACCTTTAGCATCACGTCCATAAAATCCAATATCATAACCAGTTAGATCCTTTGGCCGACTGTCTTCTTTAACCCAAAGTGGCAAGCTAACATTCTGATCCTTAACCCTTCCAATCGTTGGAAACTGTAAAACCGAGTCAATCGGATGCAACAGATCCAACACTAATGGTCCATTTGCCATAGTTACTCTCCTTCATTCAATAATTGAGCATCAAAAAAGGCGTCATAGAATGAACCTATGCGCGCCTCAATGTACCCAATATTCTTGTTGTGTTTATTTACATATTCCTCGTCAGCAACCAGTCCTTCTGGTCGCCACAAGCTAACAGTTACATATTCGTTATAATCCGGCGGTGCTAGAATCTGCTGGTCATTTGCGTAAAGACCAACAGTTCGAAGGTTTTCTTCCATCACGTCATAGTACGTAATGAGCCATCTATACAATTGACGATCATTTGGTTTTGTTAGATCAATGTCCTCAAGCGAAGTTAAACCTGCTTCACTGATCCAATCCTCACTGATTAATGCACCAGTTAATCCGCTAAGTGACTTCATAATCACTTCATAGTTAGACCACAAAACACTATGGATTTCGGCGAATGAATTCTTCTCGATTCTAGTTAAACTAAACTCACTCATCCGCCATCACCTTCTTCCACTCAACGTCGCCATCATTACTAATTGAAGGTTCCCAAACTGTACCATCTGCAGATTTCAATCTGTTTGATGCCCGAATTAGCTTATCCGTTTCTCGCTTGTCATAAAGCTCTGGCCTGCCAGCTAAATCCTTAAAATTAATTGGAAACTGTCTCACAATAATTTCCAACGCTTTAATTACACTAATTGCGATTTCAAACACCTCCAAGCTGTTTTAACGTCTTCACTAAATCAGGATCAGTAATCATTGCATTTTCAAACATCGGCTCAGTTGACGATCCTTGAATTTTCGTCAGTCGATCAGTCACCTTTGTCAATTGCCGTTGATTAGCTGAAAGACTGTCAAAAAAGTTACGCTGTAGGTTGTTCAATGTAACTTGAGCAGGTTTGGAACTCATCGGATACTTTTGAATCTCTACAGCTTCAACAACGGTCTGATAACTGGCTGGAATAACCTGTAACGTCCATTTCTCACCACGATTTGGAACATCCCCATTTGCCATAGTCACGCTTAGCGTTGTAACAGGTTCACTTTGCATCTGCGACAGTGCAAACTTCCTCATATCATCAGGATTATCAATGGTGTCAGACGTTACGTCATCCCCATCGCATTCGCCCCATCGTGAAACACTTTCTTCATTAACAACAGTGAATGGGTCGAACATTGGCACCTGCGTTGTATCCGTCTCTGTACTTGATTGCGTTACGCCTTTAGGTCTCCCTACAACTACCTGACCATCAACGGATGCATACTGGTAAGTTCCAACATCATTTACACCACGGTCGCCTGAACATTGCAGTACTTTCGTTGCATCACCATGAAACGCCTCTAACAAAATGAACGTGTGACCCAATGCACCACCACCGTTTGGACCACCGGTGACAACAACATCGCCACGTTGAGCTGCGTTCAAATCAATCTGGTCAAAATACGTGTGCGCTCCAGTAATATCGTTGTTCATTGCTGGCGTTGCCCAAGCGTACGAAGGAACTGAAAATCCTGCATTCTTCATTGCACACCAAACGAATCCTGAACAGTCATACGAGTTGGGACCAGTACGGCCACTCGGACTACTGTAGAAAGCACCTTTTTGAGATTCACCCCAATTAATCATCACGGTGATCTTATCCTGCCCCTGTCCATCTGTCGTTGTAGTGGTCGTTACGTCACGTGTTACCGAACTGCTTGCAACAACGGTATTTACGATAGTGGTGGAATCAAAGTTCATCTGGACTTCTTCAGTGTTATTCCGGTAACGAAAAACATTGTCAGTCATCGTACAGAAACTATCTTCGTCGTAGAAGTGAGCAACCTTATTGTCTGGATAATAGGCATACACATTAAATGTTTCCATAATCGTGCTGATACCATCCGTTAACGAACAGTTACCAAAGTCTGTCATCGACTTTGTACCAAACTGACCATGAATCTGATAACTAAAACCTGTATTCAGACCGTTTAACAAATAGTCAAGCGCTGACTCAATGGTGTAGTCATGAGCCCCGTCATTCTTCGCTCTCTGCCGTCGATAACCTAATTGATAAAACACATGGGTTGCAGTCGCTGTTATAACTTCCTGACCATCTTTATAATCCCAGTTCGGTTGTTTCAGAATGTACTCCTGATCTTGATACCAAACTGAGTTTTCAACCGTCAGTAGCTCGCAAGCTGCCGACCCATCACCATAAGCTGTAAAGTCCAACTGCAGTTCACCATTCTTCTGCCAGGTCCATTGAAACGAATCAAAATCAACGCTGGTCAAGACCTCTGTGTACAGGCGTTTACTGTCTTGAACAACGATCTTATCTTTCGTTCTCATCGTAGATAGATGAACGGAAAACTGAACGTAACGTTAGGATTGTTCAAGCCTGTTATCGCAATCTCGTTATCGCCCTGTTCTAACTGCAGGTGACCAAAATCAGTTTCCAAACCAATGGACTTTCCGTTTAGATACGAACGGACACCATCTAAGACAAAGACATCTGAGCCTTGTAGTACGTGTGTGCATTGCAGACTCGTGTTGTTGGTCACGTTTTGGATGGTGAATGAACCTTGACCACTAATCGTTATCTTCAATTGATGGCGGTTAACATACGGGTCAATCGCCACGTCACTTGGATTGAATACCTTGAACCTTGAATCCGTGAATTTAAACGGAATCGGATACTCCAAGGGTAAATGCATTCCAAGTCCAATCAGCTCATCGTCTTCAACAACCTCATCTGAGTTCTTTACACTAAACTTAAAGCCATAGGGGTTGTCGAATTGAATATCAAAGGTTGTGTCGTACATACCATCAGCTTGAGAAACATCAAACGGCTTCGGAATAACATAAGCACACTTAAACGGCTCCACATCATCCCTAATTCGAATCAGTTCTCGCGACATGATTAGCCGATAAACATCATCCATCGCAACACTAAAACTTTCAGCGCTATCTGCTTCAATGTTTACGTGAAGTGTGATTATTGATGGGTTAAAAATCACCGTTTGAACCTGTTCACCATCTGAACCAGCCAAGGTCAAATACTGTGGCGTGATTTGTGGCGAACCATAATCAACCTTTAGCACGTCAATACAATCAACAGAGGCAGTCAGATCAATTTCTGGCTGCCCCTGCTTTTTTATATAAAAATGTCCTAATCCCATAGCATCGTTCCTTTCTAATTAGCCTGAAAATCATGTAAAGCTTGGTACTTACTCATCTTATTAGCGAGCCCTGGCATATCAACACCCAGCGCGCTAACGATTTGGATAAGAGTACCAGTCAAATCGTTATTCTGTTGAACCAACTGATTGTTCTGCTTCATCAGTTGTTCCAGTTTAGAATTATCGGTTGTTGCTGGAACGGTGCTTCCGCCTCCATTACGAGCGATATTAATGTCTGGGAAGAACTGATCTAGAACGCGCATTAGTAACTGATAAGCACGACTCCGCTTGGTTATATCCATTGGGATGACCATTTCTTTGCGATTGCCCTCAGCTACTTCAATTAACTGGTGCGTTGATACCTCACCACCATTAGCATATCCATGACCATTCCCTAAAAAGCTTAAACTCGGTCCATAGGTTGCTTTGGCGTATGCCAGACCAGCAAGTAGACTGTCGTAACCATTAAAAATATCGCCATGACCAGCAAACTTCCAATGATTAAACGTCCCACGTTTTGTCTGCATAAGCCCCATCGCTGGGCCTGACCCATCCCCGTCAGGATCTGCACCAGCCTGCCGAGCCTTTTCGTTCCCACTAGATTCAGTAGCAATTTGCCGCAAAATACGGTTAATCATACTGCCATCCGTGGATAACCCGTTTTTAGCTAAGGCTTTTTCTACTTGGTCACGCCAACGCTGTACGCCAGCACCAGATGGTGCACTCAAATCGTCATTAAGCTTATCGAAAAGCTTTTTGAACCAGCTTTCACCGGTTTTTATGATGTAGTGTCCAGCAGGTTTGGCGAAGTCAGTAGCAAATTCTGACATGTTTTTGAATCCACTAACATAACGATCAAACACCTCAGTGACCTTAGCTACAGGATTCTTAAAAAAATCTGCTACAGCTTTAGTCTTATCGCCTAGCCATTTTTCCACGTCTCCAACTTTGTCACCAATCCATTCACTTGCACCACTAGCCATAGACTTAATACTGTCCCATGCGCCGGTACCTGTTGCGAAATGATAAACACCATTGGCGTACATATAGTCACGAGTGTCACTAGCCTTAACAACTGCATCACCAGTTTCTAAAGGAACAATTGTGTCCTTGCCTTGAACAAGACGTTTACGACCATCACTCTTAATAATCATTTCTTTGTTGCCAGTTTCAGGGCTGTCATTCCCATCATTTAGCATAGCAAGTATGTTATGTGTCACACGACCATTTTCAGTTCCATTCGCAAACTTAATTGGCGCAATTGCCTTAGCTTCACCACCGAACGTGTGAATAACACTATCAATCCCACTAATACCAGTGTTGATTATATCAACAACTGCCTTCATGGCATCGTGAGCAACGCTCTTAATACCGCTCCAAGCATTGTTCCAAATATTGCCTAACGCATCCCCAAAGTTCTTCCAATTTTTCTGGAAAGTACTGGTGAATGAATCTAACCAGCCATGTAACGATTTGCCAAACACATTGGTGTTGTTATACATATCGTTCCAGTGACTACCTAGAGAAGACTTCACGTTATCCCAATGGTTGCTCCAGTCCTTCTTGAATCCATTAGACCAACTGCCAAACGACTTGGAAGTATCTCTGTACCATTTACCAGTCGCGTTCGTCATGTCGTTCCATTTAGAACCCAATGTTTTATTGAAGCTATCCCAATGAGACTGCCATGTCTTTTCGGTGGTTTTAGACCATGAATTCTGTGTTTTATTCCACGACTTCCAACCGTTCGAAATATCCCGACCAATGGCATCTAGTCCCTTACCAATTGGTTTCGAAATATTACTTGTCCACCATCCACCGACAGATTTACCAACTTTCTTAAATCCGTCTTCAAACGGCTTTGAAATGTTCTTCGACCACCACTTACCCATTTCAGAAATGAGTTTGCTCATGATCTTCACTACGGGCTTTAACAGGGTCATTGCTAATCCCAATGGAAAGGCAATCGTGATAATCAACATTGCCCCTATACCCTTGAACATCTTTTTCAGAACACCAGTAAATGCTCTCCATGCCTTACTCAGCCCCTTTTCGGCTGACTTAAAGGCACTGGTAACCCACTTACTAATTGACTGACCAAGCTTTGTATCCTTCAGGAATAAATTAGTGAGCGCACCAATCGGAAATATTGCGGTTAACAGTAATCCTTTCCAGTTCTTACTAATCCATTTACCAGCTGAGGATAGGGACTTCTTAATACCGTTAGCAAACTTTCCGATAGCTTTAATGGCACCATTGAATGCTTTCTTGGTCGCCTCACCAATACCGTTGACGAAATCATGGAACTTCTTGTTGTGCTTATACAACTCGAACAGGGCGACGCCTAAAGCAACGATTGCCGTTGCGACTGCGATAAAAATATTCGCTTTGGTAGCTAAATTTAGTGCCTTCTGAGTAAATGTTAATTCTTCTTCAGCAACTTTTGCTCCCTTTAAAGAATCGGCAACAGTTCCAATACCTTTAGCTAACGAAGTAACACCGCTCATCAGCTTAGCCGTAGCAAATGCAGCAACTAAAGCACCACCAACACCTTTAATCACGCTTTTATGCTTAGCAAGTCCGCCTAGCAAACGATTCAAATTTTTGACTGGATCAGTGCTCTTTTTAGCGTTTCCACTCATAGCACTAAAAGCGTTACCAATTAGGTTGATTGTGCCTGAGACAACGCCCCAAGCTCCATCAAAGAGTAGCTTCGCAATCTTCGCTAAATTGGAGACAACACCTAGCAGATCTTCCTTGTGTGCTGAAATGTAATCCAGTGCTTTTGTTGCACCTGATGCTAGTGTTGCGATACCTGCAGAGATTCCCTTGGCATAATTCTCCATCGACTTATCAGAAGTCAGATTGAGTAAGTCAGATTTAACTGATTTGCTCATGTTAAAGCTAGACTTCTCAATATCTCCAAACAGTTTTGCTTGCCTGGATGATAAATACATCGACATCCCTTGAAACGATGTCATTGCCTCAGTTGTCCCCGACTTGTACTTCTTACCAAGAAAATCGAGCGCCTCTTCAAACTCTTTAGCACTCAATTTACCTTGCGAAGACATCTGTTGAAGTTGTTTCATCGATTTTCCCGTTGCCTGCTGAATGGCTTCACCAAACATTGGAAACCGGTTGATCATAACGTTCAAATCTTCTTGACTAGCCTTACCACCAGCAACAATCTTGGCAAATTGCTCCCCAGATTCAGCCAACGCATCGTTAGTCATGTGCAGGGTTGAACCTAACGCGACAAATGAATTAGTCCAACTCTTTGTCTCCTGAACATTGCTGTGAACATGATAAAACGATTGAGCCATCTTGTTGATGGTGTCAGTTGAGTAGATGGTAGACTGACCAAGCTTGTTGATGTAACTAATTAGTGCATCGCCATCTTTTGGTGCTTCAGTCGTCAAGGAATGCCACACGGTTCGCATCGTGTCTTGTTCTTTGTTGAACTCCGCACCAGCTTGGATTGCCTCATGGAGCTTTCCAGTAATAGCCTGAATACCACTAACAGCTAATCCACCAACAAAAGAACCCTTGATGATGTCACCAAGTCGGCTAGTAGACTTCTGAGCGCTCTCAGTCTCCCCACGCAGTCCTCGCACGCTAGTACGTACACGGCCAAACCAAGTAGTCGGTTCCTTACTCAGTTCTTTTTCAAGTTGACTAGCCTCTTGCTTCGCTTTAGCAAAAGAAGTAGCCGTTTGGTCAACACGAATTTTTTGTTTCGTGTATGCCTCACTGGCTACTCCTGATTCTTCTGCTATTTTGCTAAGCTCAGATTCCTGAATCTTCTGTTGTTTGGACAGATTCTCCAAAGATGAGTTAAGACTGGTTAACTTTGAACGTTGAGCATCAGTCGTATGACCCTCTGCTTCCAATCTAGCAACATACGCTACTGAGGCATCTTGGGCTTGCCGGTATCCCTTCTGCAGGTCACTTAATCCACTTGTATAATACCCGAGCGAATCTTTAGCTCGTTGCTCCTGCGCTTCATAAGAAGATAACTGACGATTGGCACTATCTATTTGCTTTTGTAATTTTAGATATGCCTCTGCGTCTGCTTTAGTTACACCAGAATCTTCTTCTCGACCTTTAATTAATTTCTCAATGGTATTTTGGAGTTGATCATATTTTTCCCGATTTGACTCAATTGAGGTATCTAGTTTATCTTGCTCATCTCTAGCTTCTTTGATGCTCATAGTATAAGCACCAAATGCCTTCATTTCGTCTTTATCAACATTGATCAACTCATTTTGTTGTCGAACTAGCTCACTAATTTTAGTCTTTTGACTATCGATGGTTTGCCCAAGTCCGTTGTATCTTGCTTCCGCTGCCCCCATACTATCGCCAGCCGACCGGAGGGCAACTTCTTGTGCTTTCCAAGCGTTCATCGTCGCCTTAACAGCATTGGTCAATCCACTCATACTGTTAGTGGCACTTACCGTGTCGATTGCAATCTGAGTGGCCATTACATCTTGAATTTGCAACTAAGCTCCTCCTCTCATCGCTTTAAAGGCATCAGCAGGATCTACCGCGCGATCGTCACGTTCTTTAGCAGCCATAACTTCCATGAACAGGAAAAAATCTTCATCTTCAAGACTGCTCGTGATAACGCCTGATTGAACCAGTAAATGTTGTTCAATCAGGCGCATATCCTCACGTTCGTTTTTGACATCGACAATCGCCTTATGCAACCGGACTAATCTTTTTTTGGGTCTTCACCCTTTGACTTTTCAGCTTCAATCTTCTGGTCTAGATCAAAATCTTCATCAGAACGGCCTTTGATACGACCAATCACGTAATACAAATACTTACCCATGTCTTCAAAGCTCATAATTTCCTTGGCTTTTTCAACTTGGCGTTCAGTCAAATGCAAGGCTAGTTGAAAATAGTCAAAGACTTTTTTTACGTAATCTCGCTCTTCCTGCATGCTCTGAACACTGTCTTGAAGATTCTTCTTTTCGTCATCGGCCTTTTTCTGCTTCAATTCATCTGGAGAAAGTGAATCTTCGAGTTTCTTGTTCTCTTCGGCTTCTCGCTTTCGCTTAATTTCATCCTTGGTTTCATCCAAGTTAGCTTGCAATGCTTGAATCATCATTGCATCTCCCTTATCAACTAAAGCGATGGTTGGCTTTACCTCAATACGCTTGTTAATGCCTAATGGTTTTCCCTGAATTTTAATGGTCATAGTTCCCTCCGAATTTGTTATCGTCTCACCGTAATCGTCTCTGTCTTTTTATCTATTAGCTAGCTGCTCCGTTAGGAACTGTCGTTGTATGATCTGTTGCCGATGAACTATTTGAAACGTTATCACCAGCATTTGGCTTGAAACCGCCAAACACTTCTGAATACATTGATTCTTCTTCAAAGCCTTCATCAGTTGATGCCCACATCTTCATTGGCTGTTGATTGCCTTTATCGTCAACGAAAATTTTATTGTCAATAGGAACTAATGCACTGTAAGTTAATGCGGTGTTGGCATCGGTCTCATTAGTCGTATCAGTTCCATGCGTATGACCTGGTTCAATCAATTCGCCGTTAGCAAAGCCTTCAAAATAATCTTCCCCATCGAAACCAGTTGATTTAATCAACATAGCTACATGAGGCTTATTGGCACTTGATAATACCCAGCCACCTTTTCCGTCAGTAACATATCCCTTTAACTTCTGTAACAATTTGAATGGCATGTCCAACATCGTGATGGCCACTTCCGGTGCCATCTTCCCATGCGTTTGGCGCTTAATCTTGTTGTTAGCCCACTGTGGAGTTCCCTTAGTTTCAAGTCCAGTAACGTTAGCTGTAGTAGCACCTTGACCATCACCATCTACGAGGTAAATTCCATCTCCGCTAACACCTTTTGTAGCGTCAGCAATCAGTTTCCCTGTTTCATCGAGAATCCCAAACGTGATCCATTGAATACCATGGAAACTCGTGCTTCCTGCTTTTTCTTCAGCCATTTAATTGGCCTCCTTCAAATTAATATTTTTTGTAAAATAAAAGACCTTCGATATCTGTCCGGTATCGGGGTCTTTAATGTGATTTTTCGATTGATTCACTGACCAACCATCTTTTTCAAATAGTCTGGCCAGTGATATTTCTGAATCCATCATGTTGAATGATGAATCCGGTTCTTTTTTGTAAAAAAGTTGAACCTCAACACCAATAAGCCACCCCTTGAAACGACTATTCCCAAACCGTGTTGGCTCGTTCAAGTACTCAGTCACTAAAAAGTCGGTATTGCTTCCATCAAGTTGAGCATTCTTTGGAATAGATGTGCGATAAATATTATCAAGCCACTTGTAACCAGCTGACCGAATTAATTTCTCGCCAGTAATTGCAGGTAATTCCATCATTTACCACCCACTTGTTTTTCGTACTCGTCCTTTTCAGCCTGCAATATTGCTTCGCGGGAGTTCCGACGAGCAACATCAACAAAGTGATCCGGTTGAATCTTACGAGTCCCGTCATTAAGAAATCTAGCGTTCATAGCGTGATAACGATTATTCCACCCGACTACTGAGGTACCATCGTTCACACCATCAATATTTGAATTTACATAATCAATGTTATCTGCCATGTGTCCGTACTTTTCGTCCTTGTGTGAAGAATAATGTTTTGCCTTAGTCTGTGCGCGTAACCGATTCTTGTATGCCTCAGCACCAGCTTTAGTAATCTTCGATTTAGTTTCTGTGTTGGGAACAAGTTTATTCGCACGCTCCATAAACGACTGTAATTGGTCCTCTAATCCCATTATTTCACCCTTCTTTCTCAATCAACTTGAGAGTCACAAGGTCGTATGCAACAGGCATTTCGGTTGAGTCCTTTGAGACATCAATAATCTTGTAATCATGACTGTTAAACCTTGCAATCAACTTGCGGTTAATTCTGGAATCCGATCGAATAGCCAACACAATAGTGTCCTGTAGTTCTGTACCCAGTAATTGGTAATTCTGCATGAAGCTCCGATTATACAATGCGCAATGCACCGTATATACCGCCTTAAACTTCTCGTCATAATCACCAGTCGCATCATTAGGTACAGAATCAATAGCACCAAACTCAACTGTCTTGTTGAACCTGTTCACCGCTATTTTCACGTTCATCCCTCCGAATTTTCCATCTAATACCATTGATCATATAAAGATAACTCGGCGGATAAGCTAAACCTGTTTTAGCTAACTCACCACGGCCAAAGTAAGTAAAGTCCACCATTACCCTGACCGCCTGATTGAACAAATCGTATTTACGATATTTTTCCAAATCAATGTCCGAAGCAATTGCGCCTTGAACATCTTTTTCAGCCATATTGATCAAGTCCTGCAGTATTGTGTCATCTCCGTCAACGTTTAAATACTGCTGCATGTTTTCAACGGTTACACCGTCCGACTTTACTTCACCTGCCATGTGATCATCCCCCCGTTATTACTTTCCAGAAGGTGCAGATGATGAAATCAAGCAAATTAGGTCCTTACGAGCTTGCTCAACATCTTCACGCAGGTACATACCCAAAGACTTGTACCAAATGTCGTGTGTGTCTTGGAATTCACCAGTAATCTGATTATTCCGGAACTTGATGATCGATTTTTGTAGTGGTGAAATGATGATATTTGCATCCCCGACCTTAGCCTTAGGGAATAATAAATCATCAAGCACTACCAATGGCTTGCCCTTGATAAAGCCATCTGTCGCTTGTGTAACATCCGGTTGAACCATTGGGCGTCCAGTTGAGTCTTTCATGTTGTCTAATTCATCAAATGCTGACTGTGAAAGAATAATCGAGGCTTGAGCGCTGTCGAACGGCTTGAAGAACTTATTCAAAGCGTGTTTAATGTCAGAAATTAAATCAGTCGTTGCAGTCGCTGTAATACCATCGGTCAGTTTGTTCGCAATCAACATGTCATCGGTATTGTTTTGAAGTTCAACTAAACGACTCCCAAATTCTGCTTCCCAATCGTAACTAGAATCTGAAATCAAGTCTTGTGAGAACACATAGCGTCCAGTGTACGTTTGCAGATCCCAAGGAATTGGAACAATTCGTGGTGTTGAACTAGGCGTTGTCTCATCAAATTCCTTGTGTAATGACAATGTGTCACCAGATTCTTGGAACACTGGCAACTTACCAGTCGTAGTTGATACTTGAACAGTTCGTACCATGTTTCCTAATCGTGGAAATTGATGTGTTTCGTGTTCGGCAGGCAAAATAGTTTCAGGAATTAAAATTGAACCATCGGATAAGCCCGCGCCAGTCAAATCAGTGGTAACGACACCCGTCTTCAAGAAATTCCGCATTGACTTGCGTTGCTGGTCGCGTGTAGTGCCAACATGACCTGAAGGAAGTGCTGTGCCTTGGTTATTGTCCGTTGGTTCTGGTTTTTCAGGATGTTCTTCGTCATACGCGTCAATTTGTTCTTGGATTGCATCACGTTTTGCCTTGGCATCCTTCAAATTCTTCTTAATACCGTCATATGTCTCTTTATCAAAAGAATCACTTTGAATAACTGCAATCGCCTTGGCATTCAAATCAGACGCTTTCATGCTTGCCTTGTTAAATAAGGCTTGTAATTCATCTTTAGTCATGTGTTTATTCTCCTTCGTCTAAGAAAATAGCCAGCTTAGCTTGCACGAGTTGTTCGTGATTGCTAGGTTGGCTATTTTGTGCGTTTTTAAGTTTTCGATTCTCTTTAACCAAGTCTTGAATCTTCTGTACTGCTCGATGAGAAATCTTAGATCCACCGATCGAATTAGTGACAGGCTCGAAATTCTGTATTTCATCCGCTAATCCTAGCTCAACTGCATCATCTGCATCTAACCATTTTTCTTGATCCATTAGGTCCAGAAAGTCTTGCACTGGTTTACCTGTCTTAGCAGCGTACATATTCGCAATCGCCTTGTTTGTCGTTTGCAACATCTGTGAAGCATGCTCCATATCATGAAAATTACCTTCGGCTCCACTTGATGCATTATGGATCATCATCTTTGCACCAGGAGCCATTTGAACTTTGTCAGCACCCATTGCGATGATTGTTCCAGCGGAGTATGCATTAGCAACAATCTGAACTGTCACGTTTCCATGATAATTCCGCAAAGCAGTACAAATCTCTGTAGCAGGATCAACTTCACCACCATCAGAAGCAATTTCCACATCGATATCAGATCCATCTCGTGGCAACGCATCAAGAATATCCGCCGGCGAAACAACTGTCATACCGAACCAATCACGATAAAACGGTGCATCATCATCATTGGTTATCATTCCCTTTACATTAATTGGCATTCGATTTTCCTCCTTTCCATGAATTGTCATACTCTGGTACGCCGTCAGGCAGATAACCAGACCGTTGAAGCATAAACTGAGCCTGATTAGGGCTCATAGCGCCAGAGCTGACCAAGGTATTCATCTGACCAACCATCGTAGAATCATCAACATCTAGCATGTCTTTGATATCAAGGTCCAAATCTGGCGCGTTTAGCTTTTGCTTAAGCTCATCAAGAATCGGATGCACATAAGTGTTCAAGTTTGATAGATACAGTGCCTTGATTTGCTCACTATTGCTGTGCTGACTCTCTGTTGAAGAACCCCCACCGAGCATATCGCTTGGAACACCAAATGCTTTTGAAATTTGGTCCGCAGAAAAGCTGGCATTTTCATTCAATGCTTTGAAAACGTCAGCCTTCATTTCGAACTGTTTATATTCAAAGCCATCGGGCAGAACCATTAACCTACCAGCGTTATCACCTGCATTCGCCTTTTCAAATTCTGTTCTAGCGTCTGCTAAATCAAGGTTATCGTTGGTTACATTACTAATTTTCAACTGACCAGCTGCATTGATTTGATTTTGCAACGACTTCAAATTCGAGTTCATCGTCTTGTCTGCAATCGTCAATGCATCAGATAGACTATCCAACGGTGACCGCCCAATCAGATAACGATAATCAGGGTCAGGCATCAGTCGAAAATGTAAAGTCTGATCATCACGCAGGTTCATCTTTTGACGTTCATTGCTCTCTGCAAACGTATAAATAATGCCTGTGTTACCAGGCAAGTAATTAATCTGCACATCTGATGGTGGTACGTTTTCAAAATTACTCTGTGGTAACGGAACATACGCATTACCAGATAAACAGAGCTGAATTAAAATACTTTGCCAAAAAGAAAATCGACTGATCAGCCTGCTTGGCTGTTCCAATCGATTCAATGCAGATCTATTTTCAGTTTTAAAATGTGCTGAGGCAATGTCACTCGCGATTCTATTAATGACTGCATAGACGTTCGTGTTTTTTAACGCTCCCTCTGCATTCACGTACGCAATAGGTGAACCCCCAACGCTTGACCAATAAAACCCACTACCTGACGGATACGCCGTATCTGTTACCTTTGTTCTATGATAATTACGTGGTGTTAGCAATCCCAATCAAATCATCTCCCCTCCTTAACCAAAATACAGGCTACTAGAACACAAAAACTACCGCTAACTGCCATCCCTAAAACCTGATTAAACATAAAGGCTGCTATGGTAATCAATGACAATCCAGTAATAAAAAGTACGACCGTCAACCAATTTTTCCAAAAGTCTTTAACCATGTTCACAAAAGTATTAACCACTTAAATTCACCTCCTAACCACCGAACATGGACTTAAAGAAGTCTCTTCGTTCCGATTTATCCATATCATTCAGCGGGTTATATCCTTCATCGTGATAATCTTCAAAATAATACTGCGCTTGTGAGTGAGCATTAATCAGTGCATCAGTAGAATCGATATGATCACTCGTACGATTTTGCCGATCAATTTTTATTGCACCACCCTTATCCTCTTTGAGAAATGCGTTGTTTAGTCCGTCAATCAGCAAAGGATCGTTCTTTATCTTCACTTCGCCATTTATAAAACGGTTCTGAAAATCTTTGGTTGGGTTTGATAAGTTGTAAGAAGTTGGTGCCAATCTGAACAACGGCCAAGCAGGTTGATAATGTTCAACTTTCTTAGTCAGCCAATCAGCTAAGTTAGGATCGATGACAATCGCTCTTACTCTTAGCTGATTAATCCGAATGAAATCAACTAGCCATTCCCAAACCTGTTGTTCATCAATTGTTCCGCTTGGTCGTCTAGTTACTTCACAGAATCCTTGACTGGCAAGCACTTCATAATCCAATCCATCCTGTTTGATTTTTGCATCCAACGTCTTCGCCTGTGCGAACGGAATAAAACTGTACTGCATTGCGTAAAAACACTGTTTTTGATGATCCGTATACGGAAACTCGAACCCAAAGGCTGTATTGTCATTTACCTGACTAGCATCAAATCCGATGTAAACATCCCTCTTTCGAGTCATAAAAGATTCAACAATGCCTTTTTGAATTACATCAAGCCCCAGAAAACTGTTCTGAAACCTTCTGCTCCAGATATTCATCGACTTATTGGCAAACGATGCCAGAGAACCTTCACGTTCTTGCTTATCACGAAGCCCTATGAGCGCTTCTAAGAGCGTTTCACTCTGTTCTGGTAAAGCTAATAGCGGATTGGACTTCTCCCACGTATCAGGCTCAAATACCTCGTTCTCGTTATCCTGAGAATAGATGATCATGAAAGTATCGTCGCCATCTCTGTTAGCATCATCTTCAACCAGTTTTCTAGTACTATCCTGGTCGGCTTTAAACTTCGCTTTTACGTTTGGATAAGCGGTAGAAATCTCAAGAAAGAGCCGATTAACAAGCTTTTGCTGACCCGAAACAATCTGGTTAATACTTTCGTTGTACTTCGGATCCATGGCACCAATTTCATCGTAGACAGCAATCAGATTATGACGACTATCAAATCCGCCGGCTTGTGACGATCCAACACGAATAATGTTCTTGTTATTTCGACCGATCACCTGATACGTTTGCGCTGCTACGTCTCGTTCTCTGGCTTCTTGCTCAAAATCAGGCATTTGAATAATGCTTTTGGCCTGTAGCGAAACATATTCGAACAGTTTCTTGGCGTGATCACTATCGTAACTAGCAATTAAGAAGTCTTGCGCGGTCGCATTCCAACCGATCATAAAGTAAAAGAAGTTGACTAAAATCGAAGCCAACCACGTTTTACCTTGACCACGAGCTACCGAGACAATAGCAATGTGAAATCGGCTTCCCTCAGCGTTATTTCGCCATCCAATCAACGAATCTAAAATAAATGATTGCCACTCCATCGGTTCAATCAACTTTGACGTATCTGTTGGATCCGGAATGCTACGCGCAAACCATTCGATTGCTGCAACCCACTTAGAATCATAAGTATATGGGAAGTCTTCTTCACCCTGTCGCTTCAAATCTTGAAGATGCCGAACACTAGCTAACTTAACATCTCGGCTAGTGGCAAAGTCATCCGTAAACAGAACCCTAAAAGCATATTGTGTGGCAATGTCTTTGTAATCATCTAGAAGTGGCTTGTACTCTTCCTTATAAGGCTCAATAAAGGTTTTGATATCTTCGATACCTGTAAAATTAAACTCTTGCACCAACGTTTATCGCCTGCCTTGCCTTTTCTAAGTTAGTCACATTGTTTTTCGTACTACCAACAACAGTTATCTCTTGATTGCGTGCGTTGAAGTTGAGTCCTAAATCAGCTCCAAGCATTTTCAAAGTTCTAGCACAGTCGCTGATGATCATTACTTGAGGTGCTTTTTTAACCGGTGTGCCATCTTTTGCCTCTAAATACATCCCGAATTCTTCCAAATCTTGCTCAGCTTGGATGTACATTGCATAGGTTGTGCAAAACACCTCTAGGGTGACTTTATCGATTTGTTTCATCAATCCGAGTTTTACAAGTTCGGGGGTAAGTTCACGCCATAATGCTTTCGCACGTTTATTCAGATGATTAGGTGGTGTTGGTTGTAGCACTTTCATTTTCTTCTGAGCGTCGCGAAAATCGTTCGTCTGCTTTCGCTGATCAGAACGGCTTTTATCGCCTGCTGACAGATTCTTTTTTCTCCCTGCATGTTTCACATTTGCCATCAAAATACCCCCTTTCAAAACTTTTTAATTTCTGCATATTTTCAGAGACGAACGGCACATGTGTGAGCTCTCTCATAGCAGCATAGGGGCGGGGGTGTTTTTTAAATTGAGTGTTTCGAATCGACAATTAATTCTTTTTTTAAAATCCAATCTGAACATTTGTCTGAATTCCACTTATTTCCCACATCTATGTTGTCAATCACTGACGGCGATGTATAGATTTCCTTTTCCAGTTCGCCCTTCCAGTAGTGGCACCTCTTGCAGATTACCCAGAGGTTACCTGTATCAAGCTGTCTTATTTTATTTACCCGTCTTGGAACAACGTGATCAACGACCAGGTAGCCTGGTTGGTCGTACGTTCTTCCACAGCATTCGCAAGTGAAGTACGCTTGTCTCTTTAGTTCCTTACTGATTCGCGTCCACACTTTGGAGTGATAGAAAGCGTTGGCTTCTTGGTCTCGCTTGAACTTATTGTACTGACTATAACTTCTACGTTTAGTCTCGCTACGTTTATGTTCCCGTGGCCGATAATAAGATGCATGTACCGTGCAGTATGGGTTCTGTTGGTCTGCCTGTATTGGATTGTGACAGCCTGCTGCTTTACATATTTTCATCAGAGTCATTGCTATCGCCACCGTTTGATCCAGCCATAGACGCAATCATTAAGGATTGAGCAGCCGACATTGCTTGAACGTCGGTCTTGCCTAATCTCTTCGATTCATCGAAGCAAATCCAATAGGCATCTGTCATTGTCTTCCAAGCCTGCTTTTGCTCAACATTCATTACTAATCCCTTCATGCCTAACTCTGTCATCTTCAAGATGTCTCGCTGATCAAATGAACTTTTCATTTCTTTCCTCCACATAAAAAGCGCCCAGTCTAATGACTAACCGCTTATATTATTTATATGTACTGGTCTGTTCGAAGTAATTCTTCACACGCTCTGCAGCTAATCGTGCCACTGCTAACGGTGCATCGTTTTCGCCTCTAATTGCCTTGTCTAACGTAGTACAGATCACCAAGACATCTTTTGCTACTTTGCTATCTTTCATAGCCTTCTCCTCAACGCAAAAACAGCTAGCCGTTAAGCTAGCTGTTTCTTAATTTCTGTATGCTATCGTTATAATCCATCAAATCCTAGAATCCAATGCAATCTATCCATGTAGATGAAATGTAGCTTTAAAAATTTTTAGTGTTATAATTTCACATCTCTACAAAATCAACATCCAATCTGTCGTTAAAGCTTTTACGCTTTTGTTCCCAATGATCGATGAAGTCTAGCCGTCGATGGAGTTCTGCATGTCGTTGTGACACTGTGCTTACTGATAAGTTAAGCTTCTCAGCAATGTCTTCAATACTTAATCCATCAATATACTTCAACCTTAAGATGTCATTTTCGTATCCTTGGAATGTATCCACAATCTGTAACAGTGTATTCATTTCATTTTCACACGTTTTTAGATCAGATTCTAATTTTGGTAAGTTGTCTGATACGTGAGACCCCTTTGATTTACCATTGATTCGAACACCAGCCAGGTCTCCTTCTAACCATCGCCACTCTTCATGCTTAGTTTTTCGAATCTTCCACTCTAACAGGTGACATTCGTCTTTGAGTTCCAAGTATTCGTTCAACCATTCAAATGTACTTTGTTTATGCTTCCTCATACCCAAGCGATCCGCCGTCCTTTATGCTAGAATTAATTTGTTGAAGTAATTTAGTTAGGACAGCATCCCCGATGGTATGCGGTCTTTTTTTATGCAATAAAATATTATTAAATCAAGGATAGCTTTCTCTTAATCATCCCCGTTGTCCTCTTCAATAATTCGGTAGTTGCCAAGTTTCAGCATCTTAGCAATATGGTCATCTACCTTGATGCCTTTGATGTGGTACTTATTCATGAATGTTGTAATACCAATCAGATGTTGCTCTTCCTCATGGTGCATATAACACAGTGGCATTACATAGTTGCCGCGGTGGTCAATCGTCCTACGGTTACGCCCTGACCCCACAGCATGCACGTGTGCAATTTCTGCGTGGTTCCGACATATACAACACTGTCGGTACTTTAAACCGTAATACACGGCTCCATAGCTACCTTGTATCATGTCCCACGTTTTACTTCGCCAGGGGATGTCTTCGCGGTAACAAAACATAATCAGGAAGTCGATGAACTTGTTGGCTGTCTCCAGTGAGCAATCGCTTAAGCTAAATTCTGGCTCATTACGCTCCTTGTAAAACTCGCCCTTAAGTTCTTGCTCCGTCTCGGCCATCAATTTAGTGGACTTAGCATCATCGTTCTGCCACATACATACTTCGCGAATCATCGCCCAGGTTTTCTTTAGCTGCGCTGTGGTGATTTTACGTGCATCTTCAATCCTTACCTGAACATCCCCGTGACCATACTTATCGATACGAAATTTGTCGCCATCTGACATGTCACTTAACTTAACGGTTACCCAATCACCATCACGGTGACCGACACGACCATATACATACACGTGATCACCTCACACTCGCTCATAACCATAGAGCCATGCTATAGCAAACATTTCCTGATGGTCTTCATCATGAATCCAAGTGTTCCGTTTCCACGACATCAGATAAATTAGGCTACTAAATAAATCTAATTGCCTTTCGCCTTGCAAATAATCGATTTGGCGTGCGATAAAATCAGGCATTTCATCTGGCACCAATATCTTTCTGACAGTTACCATTTTATATTGCACTGCTAGTTCTCCTTCACAATCATTAGTGGCCCTGGTAAGTCAACTTTCACAGTTCGATGTGCGCTGTAACTTGAATGCTCGTTGATTCTCCGCATGATTTCTGAATGATGCATGTGGCGCATCCCTTCAAATACTTCGTTTGTTTTTGTATTGATACACATATACATACTCACTTAACTTTCTCCCACCAGTCTCGTTTAATCCATGACGGTGCGTCTGCACGCTCCTGTTCGGTAAACACAATTCCGTTACCGTCATCTTGATTACCAACGCACCACTCATCTTCTGCATCAGAAGCAAGGTAGGCTTGCATACCACACAGTGTCATCCCCGGTATCGGTGCTCGATACTTCTTTGGTTCCCCACGTTCATCCATGGGCGTAAGTACATACATGCTTACAAGTGACCACAGGCGAACCGGTATGTTCATTGTGGAGTACGTCATAATTTGTAGTTCTTGTTTAAAGTCAGTTTTAGAAATGAAAATTTTCCAAAGCCCTCCATTGATTACTAACTGGTCTTCATATTCTTCAATGTTAAAACCCATGCTTCTGATTTGTTGCTTAAGCTCACTTGTTTTCATTTCGCACCCCCATATTTACTTGAGTTACGTTTTGCAATATTCCCTAATTCGCTGACACCAGTAGCCAATTCATAAACAGCAACTGTAGCCACATCGTACCCGTTATCCTTTTCACCATTCATGTATTCAGATAGCATTCTATTTGAATCTTTTAGCACAGCCTGTGTTGCTGTCTCTGCCTCATAGATTGGTGTCTTTATCTCCACTAATTTTTCGCCTTCAGAAAGCTCATTGACCACCATAAATTTCTTTAGCTCATTTCCCATTACTTTCCCTCCAATTTTCCGCCGCACATTGGACAGTATTTTGCATGTACTCTAAACGGATGTTTTGTCTTAATCAGCAGCGACGAATTATGTGCATCAACTGCCACTGCTTCCCTGACCAATTCTTGAGTTTGCTCATCGGTATACTCATGGCCACCCACCGCTTGTACCGTCATGTGGTGGTTCATCTTCAATGACGGCTTTGCGTGGCAAAATGGACACTGGGTCACTCTCGCCTTTAACCGCTGTCGCTGATTCATGATTCTTCCTCACTATTTGCTTTGTGATATACTCACCTTGTCAGAGATTAAGCAATCACGCCGTCCATTCGTGGGCGGCTTTTTGTGTCTACGCGATAACTTTTACTCGGTCATCGGTTTCTTTGATTGCAAATTCCAAATACTCTTTGATATTTGCAATCGCCTTGTTGCGCCATTGACCTCCGTCACCTTCAAACAAAGCAGCTGTTGGACCACTCTGCACACGGAAGATAAAGTCACTTGCTGGTTGGTCAATTTCTTGGAACGTCCGATATGGTTTCAGTGATACGGGGTTAGGCACAATCACATTGTCTACAGATGCAATACCCGTTCGAGCGGAAACGGTCTGAGTAACACCATCGTCTACTGATGTTTGACTGTTTTCTTCTTTGATATTCCCAATCAGTTGCAATACAACATCTCGGTCATCTGTCTGTGCGAATTGTGCTTGCAATCTGATATTCATGTCTTCGGCATTCATAAAGCGACCCCATGAAAATTCACTAACAATTGCCTTAGCACAAATCAATTCCTCACGACGGCCAAACTTATCTAGTGCGCCAAATACACGAACTGTTTGCTCATCTTCAATCGAAACAATCAATTCCTGTTGCTTACGTTCGCTGGTACCTTTGATGTAGTCAACTAAACCCGACAGCGTGTGACTAACTAAGGTTTCTTGTGCACCATCATTTGGTCGAAATTCTTGTACATCCCCATTGGTGCCAACTAAAAACGTTCGGTCGCTATCATGAATGACACGTTTACCCGCTGCTGTAACTGACTGTTCGTCTAAAAACTTCAATGATTCCACTGTGTTTTCCATAATTACTGGCCCTCTACCTTTCGCTTACGAAAATCAATTGGTTTGTTGTCTTTTTCCACCTGATCAATGTCATCCCCTGTATCCGTCTTCAAGGTTTCATCGTCAGGGTCAAAGTATGTCTGTCCTTTAGTACCAGATTTAAGTTCTTGTGCCTCTACGGAACCAGTATTTGCATCCCGTCCCATCAATACAGTTGTGTTAATCCCAAGATGTGGTGCCAAAGTAGATTTAACATCCACACTCGTCGCAATCGTGTCGCGGTCTTCATTGGGCTTGAATGTTAATGTAACCGTTAGTTTCCGTGCCTTCTTAAAATCGGTGTTAGGGTCCAAAACATTCTTGGTAACTTCTTTCATTGCAGAATCAATCTGTTCTTGTACTGCACCGCCTTTTAAATTGGCGATGTTTAGTTCTACCTTTCGCTTTGCCATTTTCATGACTCCTTTATAATTTTTGTCCGACAGCCACTCGTACTCGGCTCACGCCTCCCAATATGTGTCCGCATATTTAGTTCACAACATTACTGTCAGACTTAAATTCATCGAAATGTGCATCTTCAATAAGCCCCGCAAATACGCTTGGCGCATCAAGATCGTACCCTTCCTCTGGGCTTTCGCTCTCAATAAACTTAATCATCCAGTCATATTGTTCATCTGTGACTCCAACTGTCATAATTTTCATTGTTTTTTCTCCTCTAAAAGAATTGCTAAATTAATTGCTGAAAACATGAACGCTACTACTCCACATAACGCTGAGACCGTATGATCAGTTGCTGACCAGTAAAACGTCAGTCCCAGTGATGCAACTGCGCCTGCTGTCAGCAAGGCAAAAGATAACTTTCTTTCACGATTACTCAATACACTCACCGCCTGCATTCCAACGTTGCATCATACCAACGTTCACATCATTGAGACTGATCACCTTTGGCGTGAAGTGATAACGCTCTTTAACCAAGAATGACAATCGCATCGCCTGGTTAATACCTGTTACATATGCCATTACTGCAATAACAATTTCTTTTTTCATGTCGTAGATGACCACTGCATACCGACGGCCATTATTTCCACCTGTTAATTTGGCGCCAGCGACATTACTCTTTGTCCTCACCATTTCTGTGTTCCTCCTTTGCCTTACGTAAAATCTCCCAATTCTTTTTCAGTTGATCATCAATCTTTTTTCTTTCAGCCTCCGACATCGGCGTCTGCTCAACATCTGGATCCATGTGTTCTACAATCACCACTGGCTTAGTGCTCTCGCTAGCCTCTTGACGTTTAGCAATCATTGCATCGAAGTTTTTCCGAAGTGATTCTGGACTTAGTATCGTGGTCTTCCAGAAATACACTGACTGACACCAATCAATCATGTCCGTAATTTCTTGCACGTCACGATTATCTTTAGCAATCATTAGGCGAATTACGTTAGCCCATTTAGTAAGATTAGGTTCACGTGCTTTAGGATTATTGGTTTTAATCTTTTCAAACAGATATTCCGCTAATTTAAGTGGGATATTTTCTCGTCCTGAATTCTGCTTGTCAGAATTCGGACTAATATCTTTCTCTATCTCTTTCTCTATCTCTAACTCTTTCTCTGGTGGACGTTTGTCCGACAAATGTCCCGCTGGTAGTTTTTCTTGCTTCTCTGCATCGATTGAAGCCCGATACTTCCGCTTTCTGTCGGCTTCGGTTGATGAACGACCAATATAGTTTTGAATGTCAGCCATGTAGATTGCTCCGTTATCAAGCACTTCTATTAAGCCAAGACGTTTAAACGTATCAATTGCCTTTTCAACGTCACCAACACTGTGTCTTGTAACCGCAGCTAATGTCGTGGCATCAAAAGGAATGTAATTGTTGAACATCAATTTGCCATCGCGTTCGAGGCTGCGAAGGTACATCTTGAGAAGAATATTGCTGTACTTATACCCGTCTGGCATAAGTTCAAGTGCAATCATTTCGTTTGAGTCAAAAAAATTTGCTTTGAGTTTGAGATAGTAGTACTTCTTGTTATCTGACATCGTTTGACCTCCTAAAACGGCAAGTCACTGTCATCAATGTCAATTGCTTCACCACTATTAGCAAACGGATCACGTGGTGCAGGTTGTTGAGATGCCGTCGTGGAAGTGGAGCCATTCTGTGATGCTGACGGTTGCGCGTTTTGGTCGCTCTGACTTCTTGGCTCTAGCAGCGCAAAGTTCTCAACGACTACTTCGGTGACATACACACGTTGCCCCTGTTGGTTTTCATAGTTTCGTGTTTGTACACGTCCTTCGATACCGACCAATGAACCTTTATGGGTAAAGTTTGCAAAGTTTTCTGCTGACTTGCGCCAGATAATACAACTAATGAAGTCTGCTTCACGTTCACCAGCTTGATTAGTAAACTGGCGATTAACAGCTAAATTAAAACTTGCTACTGCTGTTCCACCTTGGGTGTAACGAATCTCTACAGCTTTGGTTAAACGACCAGTTAGCACTGCTCTATTGATCATATTGATGTACCTCGTCACTTAATTTCATTTGCGTTTATCTCCTGCACGGTAGATAATATTTTCGAATAATTTATTTTTCAGTGGTCGATTGGAATGCCAGTTCCAGTCGGCTTTTTGTTTGTCTGGCTGCATATGGTTGATGCCAGATGCTAGTAACCTGAGGTTCATTGGTGTTGCCTCCCTTGTGTGGGATAATAAAAATAAAAATTTGGAAGTGCCGATTTTGATAAAACTGATTAGTGTCTGTGTGCGTTATCTACTAGACAATTGGATTGCAGTTATTTCCCTGCTAATTGCTTTAGTCACTTTAAACCGTAGCAAAAAGAAAATAGATGTGTCTTGGGACCAAAATCTAACTGTTGTACCTTTAGACTCGGTCTATACTCGGAGACATGATGGAAATCCTATGAGTTATCACAAAGCAATGACTGCTTCAGTGAACGTCATTAATCCCACTTCAACAGCATTGGGATTTTTTGACTTAAGGGCTTTTGATCCTGAAACTAATCTCAATTTTGATATTGTGACTAAGCGAGTTCTTCCTAGAGAAATCGGGCCGACTGACCTATTTGTGATTGTTCAAACGCCTTCTAAACTGATTACTGACTTGCAACTTGATATACCCGATAGAACATTTGGAACTTTTCCTCCAAATTCCAACACCAACATCGACGTGGTCGTGCTGCTAGATCAGAAAAATCCAAACATCAAAACGCTTGAAAAAATCAATTTCAGCTTCAAGGTAGCCAAAAAGTCTCTGTTTAAACGGGACTACTACTCTAAAAGCTCTTCTCATCATAAATATGAATTTCACGGAATTTCATACAGCCTTAATAACTTTGACGAAGATAAATGGCCAGAACTATCACTAGAGCAACCAGAGGAAGAAAAAGTTTTAGAAAATAACACACAAGGACAACAGCCAACGTCTCTAAAATAGAAATGATAATTTCACTGATTCTAATCACTCCTTTCATGCTCACTATTTGGTCGTTTTTATTTTCAGCAATTGGTCATTACTTTCACTTGTCATTAGTTATGAGATAATAAGTGAAAACAAAAGAGGTCTCTTCAATGAGTAACAATGAGAATAGAACCATTCAAAGCAATTTTTCAAAGTCATTCATTATGTCTGACTTATCTAGTGCCAGTGCATTAAACAAACAGTCACAAAATCGCGTTAAAAATATTGCCGCTAGTATGAGCGACTTAATGAACATCAGCTCAGGTTCTATCCCATACCAAGAAATGACAAGAATCCAAGCAACCATTTCTAGAAGCCAATACGCCCCAGCAGAAAGATTTCGCAGAGAAATGAAGTATATAGAACGGCTTTATCCATCAACATTTGCTGGTAATAATCTTTCACTGCTGGCCGAACAAATCTCCAAACAGGCATCAGTTACTGACTTCAGGAGTGTTATTTCAACTCGTCAGCTTGCGAACAACTATCTAAAATACGTTGATCAATTACCGTTTAAAAATATGGGTAAAGTTATACAAGAGTCCTTGCCAGCCTCCCCTAAATTTGTCGACGAACCCCCATACGAAGAAGCCCCAGAATCCCAGGACGATGAAATAGACCAGGGCATATCTCAAAATGAAGCTAATAAATTCTTTGATATAAATCATTACTTAGAGTCCTCCAGAGTTCTGATTAAGAAATTCCCTAACACGCATCCATATGAATTCAGCTTACTGATGGGCATACTTGTATATATTTTGACAACCTACGGTCCCACCATTTTTCATGACGTTATTGTTGCCTTATCCCATTACATGCAAAACTTTCCTATCGCCCATTAAATGGGCGTTTTTTAGTCCCATAAATTTCTAAATCCTTTGTGTCCTGCACCATAGCCAATTACCAGTGCGGCAACAAAAGCGAAAATCCAGCCACCGTTTTGTGCAATCCAATCAGTCATACTAATTCCTCCCAATACACGTCATGAAGCCAGTTCGTAAACTCAGGGTTCTTAAATAGGTACCCCTTACCATCCTTACGGGTTAGCCCCATGCGTTTTAGTTCAAGGTTTTGACCCCACTTTTCATTAACCGTGCGAGGCTTATAACCAATTAATTCTGCTACCTGTGTGCTTGTTAGCCATGGACGTAAATATGGGACCGTTTGACTAAGAGCCGCTATTCTCTTAGTCACTTCCGCATTAACCGTGGCTTTCATAATTGAATCCATTGAATCTGCCATGAATGTTTACCCGTCTATACTGTTGTTTCATTCAAAAATTTATTAATGAAATACTGCTGTCCTTTACCAGTCACCTTGGTCGTTTTAGAAATAGTTACTGACCCATTTGCGTGATCAATCGCTGTTTCCTTAACCTTAAAAAGTTCCATATCCATCGCCCGTTGAGTTGGTGAATTGAAGCCCGTACCTTTTCGTGCAATTAGATAGCCGTTTCCACGTAGCCATTGGAACAACCTATTCTGACCAATATCAACACCGTTACCTCGTAATAACTTAGCTAGTTCACCAATTAAAATCGTTGAATGGCTAGTTGATACTGCATCAGCGAATAGTGCTTTAGGTTGCATAATTGTGTTCTCATCGTGTAGCCGTTGATTATCTGCTTGTGCTTCCTTGTAACGTGTGAGAATCTCGATCATCGTGTCAGGGTTACTCAACATCTGATCAACCGTCTCTGGTGTTGCATACATACCCTATTTACGAATAGCCGGAAGAACTTGTTCATATATCCAATCCTGAAACGGCTCAGCATTCGGTAGCTTACTAGTGCTAGCGAGCTCATAAAGACCGGGCTCAGATATAACAATTACTTCCCTCAATTGACCTGACAGAACGATTCGTTCGGTCAGCTTGTACTTGTCCTTTATGTGATCCCTAATTGCCTTCGAAGTGTTTAGATAGCCAATGGCGTTAGCAACATCAGTCCCAACAAAATATGGTTTGCCATTTATCTGCACCGTTCGTACTGGTTTATTAGCAAAAGTAAAATTTTGTAACTGATTCATTTTGTCTCCTCCTTTCGGGCCTCATCCAAAATGAAGCTTGATGTGACCCCCAGATAACTAGCAACATCCTGAAGACTATCAGCTGCTGGCATATGATGATCCCAGGTACTCAAACGCCCATTGGACAGTTCTAAGTCTTGTTCAATCTTTCTGATACTGGTTTTTTTATCACTTGCAAGACGTCGAACCACCGTGTATACAGACATATATTTCGCCTCCGTAAAATTTATTCGAAGAAAATTATAGTTTTCAATTGACTAAGCACCGAATATATTCTATTATCAGTGCATAACAAACAAGCCAATAACGGCTATTCTACTGACTTCCGTTTATCAATCGGTGGCTATATTTTCTATATGCTCCCTCAAGCACAACGTTATAGTATCACCGATTATTTTCGGAGTCAATGAAAACACACAAAATATTTTCGGAGGCTCAAATGAACTCTTTGTATCAACGTATAAAGGATCTTGCAGACCTGCATCACATCAGCCTTGCACAAGTCGAACGTGACTTAAATTTTTCTAATGGCATTATTTCAACTTGGAAAACTGGGAAGGCAAGTTCAGACAAAGTAGCAGCAATCGCAAAGTATTTTGATGTTACGACTGACTATCTTTTGGGACTCGATGATAAAGAACACAGTGACATTGATGCCATGACCAGCAACCAAAAGCTCATTGCCTACTCCATTGATCCAGATGTGTCTAGTGAAGAGCGTGATGCAATTATTGAGATGGTTAAGCAAGCGATGAAATTCCGTAAACGGCTGTAGAGGGTGATTATATGAACGACCTCGAACGTATAGAAAATATGTATCCAGAATTAAAGTTCTGGGGTGTTGAAGTAAATAATCCTAGCTATCACGGACATATTGAAGGTGACGACGTATACATCAATATACTTCAAGATGACTTGGACTGGTTAAAAACAGCATTGCATGAAGCTGCACATCACGAGAACGATACTGGTGACATGAGTAATGTTCATTACATTGCTACACTCCGCGCCGAAAAATGGGCAGTTATGGAGTCGAAACAAAAGTATAAAATACTATTTGATTAGAGGAACTCGACATGGCAAAATGCACGATTTGTAATAACAAAATTGGCTTGTTCGAAAGACCTTTTTTAACGGCTGACGGTGGAAAAATATGTAAATCTTGTCAATCCAGTCTTAACCAAGCCTACTTCTACCTGAGCCCCAATGTTACAACTGCTGACTTCGCCTATCATATGGATAATACCGTTGGCGATACTTACCAAGTAAGGCACGGGCTAAAACCATTCTCTGTTGAACAAGCCGAAATTGCCCAGCGTAACGCAAAAAAAATCGCTGAAATAAAGGCTGAGCAAGCTAGACGAAAAGTACTAACGGATAGGGCTCGTGAAACGATACAGGGGGCAATTGAAAAACGTAAGTCACAAGAGTTATTCCACTTCAAAGTTCGTGGAACAACGCACCATGATATTAAGAAAATGGTTACTTTTGCTAGAAAAAATGACTTATTTGACCCTTATGATGGTTGGACTGCCTCAGATATTAAAGAATTTTCCCCATATGATGAAGTTTTTGAAACAGACTTAAGCGGTGTATTAACAGACTTAAAACTAATTACTGAACCCGAAAACAAATACGACCCAAACGCAATTAAAGTTATTGCATATATTGATGAACACGAGTTTATGCTAGGATACGTTCCTAAAGAATACACGGCTGAAGTTAAAGGCATCATGATCAGTCAGCAAGATGGCAAAATCGATCTTCACGTTGAGTACGAACTAACTGGTGGCAAGTACAAAATTGCTGAAGAAGATGATGATGATTTTTCTGATGATCCAAAACTTAAAATGCATACCGGCAATTTTGACTATGGATTTAACATAGTTCTTCTTGATGAAAATATTGAATAAAGAATAACACTTTACCCTAATGGACATGTGATTAGATAGTATTTAGAGCCATTCACAGAAAACGTTATTCGCGATCACTACAAAGAATATAAAATAGAAAAAAGGAGAAATAATGAATAAACCATTAACACTAACTGTTACCGCTTTGAGTGCTTTATTACTAACTGCTTGCGGTAGCAACAGCTCTAAAAGCGCATCAAGTAGTAAATCAGATAATAGTTCTTCCTTAGCAAGCAGTCGTAAAACTAAATCAGAGTTAAAGAAAGAATCAATTGCTAAGGCCAACTCCAAGTCACTCTCTGAAAGTAAGATTAAGGCTAGCAAAGACGCTGCGTCACAATCCATTGCTGATGCTCAATCAGCTAATGCACAAAGCTCGTCAACACAATCTGATGATAAATCGGATCAGTCCTCATCAGGCATCTCAATGGACGAAAATACGCTTACCGGCTTTTTAAATAAATACGGTGAAACACCAGTTGCATATAAAGTTCAACACGGCATGCCCCTTCAACAAGCCTTAAATAGCACACCTGTTGAAATGAAAACCTCGGGCGAAATTCAAGATAGTTGGCTTATTCAACAAGGATTAATGAACCCTGACGGCTCAGACACACAAAAGGCAAAAGACTTAGAAAATCAAAACAGTACTGATTCAGACGATACCTCTGATGACGATACGGATGATGGATATTAAGACTAAACACACACATCCCCTCCTGGCAAGAAGTTGGATATGTGCAATACATAGGAGTAATTATGAAACCTAGAATTAATACAGTATTTATTACGGAGAAGGACGAAGGAGTTCCTGTCTTACTGACGCAAAAACCAAGTGAAGGAACATTCACAATATATGTGCATCTTCAATATATATATTTTTCACTCGATAGTTTTACATTCTAACTAAGTTTGCGTGATCAAAATAATAAATACGTCTTGAATCCTACGACTGAGACTATTGATTTTAGTCAAATTGACACCCAAAACTCAAAAAGTGGCATTAGTGAAATAAGCTATTTTGTTACCATTAACGCCGATGAAGTCACCGATGCCAATCTTCTAACCGCAAATGTTAAAATAGGCAATGAAGAGCGAAACGTTACCATTTTTCTGACTGGAGGCTCAAAATAATGGCAGAGGCAAAGAAAACTGGCCATCAAAAAGTTGTGTCAGTCGAATTTGGTAACAACTTTGACGGAGGTGGAAGCGATATGCACAACAATGATTACGTAACCCACAGTGAACTCAATTCAGCTGTTGATAAGCTATCCCATAAGATTGATTTACTTGATGCCCATATAGACACCAAATTTGAAAAGCAAAAGGTTTGGTTCTATGGAACCGGCATCAGTGTTGTAGTGGCAATCATCGGCATTTTAAAATTCATTTTTTAAATATAAAAAGCACACCCTCATCCCCGACCAAAGTTTTGAGAGTGTGCAGCTATAAAGACACGTTATACACGTGTGCTTTTCGTATGCTACTTTACCTGAAAGGAAGTGATGCCACAAGCCTCCCCTTACCGCTATAAGGGTTAATTGAATCTGCTATGAATAACTCGTCTCCAAAAGGAGATAAAATTCAAATGGCAAAACCAAAAAAAGGAAAAAACGGACGGTGGCAAATCACCGCAAGATATAAAGATATTATAACTGGTAAATGGACCAGTAAAACAAGGACACTCGACACTGCAGCTGAAGCGAGAAGCTGGGAAGCTTCTGTAATCCACGAATCTGACTTAGGTCATAGCGAAAAAGCAGTTACTCTTGGTGACTACTTTCCACACTGGTTAGAGATATTTAAGGCGCCATTTGTTGAAAAGAGAACCATTACTCGTGTAAAGACGGACATGAACCATGCGTTAAAGTTTTTTGGCACTCACAAAGAGTTGAACTCCATTAATAGAGCGACTTATCAAATGTGGCTCAATCATGAAGCTGAAAACCACTCACATGAAACAGTACGCACCATGCACGTTACGTTTAGATCCATGATGGAAAATGCAGTTGAGGAAGGTGTTATTATTCGTAATCCCTGCTTACATGTTCGTTTTGCTGGTAATCCTCAACCAATACGTGTGCCAAAGCAAAGTGTTCTTAACATTCACGATTACAAGCTCCTGCTGAGTGAAATACTGCGATCTACTGAGTGCGCATCAAAGTATGCAGCAATCGTACAGGCATTTACAGGCATGCGTATAGGCGAAGCATTGGGCCTAACATGGGACAAAATTGATTGGGATAGCCATACTATTCTAATTGACGGTCAGTGGGATTATATGGAACATACGGGACGTATTCACCTTAAAGGGCACGCAAGCCCACGTAAAATAACCGTAGAAGCTTCTTTAATGGAGTATCTTAAAGATTATCGCAAGTGGCAAAAGAGTGCTCAAAACGCTCGTAAAGTGGTATCCATTACCTCAACCAACTATCTCTTTGCTGGCGAAGATGGTACCCCTATTACCCCAGATGCGGTAAATAAGTTTCTACGCATTTCATGTAATCATGCTGGCGTCACCAGAATCACCTCGCACGCGTGGAGAAGAACTCAAGCAACGCTGATGAAACTGGCCAAAATGGACGATAAATTTGTGGCAAGTTTTTTAGGCCACACTGTTGAAACTTTGCAAAAATACTATGTAAGGCAAACAGATGATCTCATCAGAGAGAACCAAAAACTACGTGCTGAATTCTTATCTTCACAAGGCATCATCTAA